CTACTGGAGTAGGTGTAACAGTAACAACTTCTTCTCCTGTAACTCGTCAGATAACAAATACAAATGTTGATGCTGTAAAAGTTACTATTACATTTCCACAACTACAAAAAGTTACCGATCAAGGAGATTTGCTTGGTTCAACTGTTGAATTAAAAATTCAAATTCAATATAACGGTGGTGGTTTTAGTGATATTTTATCGGATACAATTACTGGTCGTACTGCTGATGCGTACCAAAAAGAATATCGTGTAAATTTTACAGGAGCTTTTCCTGTTGATGTAAGAGTTGTACGAGTTACAGCAGATAGTACATCTTCTCAGTTGGTAGATGCTTTTACTTGGTCAAGTATCAGTGAAATCGTTGATGATAAACAAAGATATCTAAACAGTGCATATACAAATTTAAGGATAGATTCTGAACAGTTTAGTTCTATACCTAACAGAGCTTTTCGTATTCGTGGTGTAAAGGTAAGAATACCAGGAGCAGGAGCATCCAGTTCTGGTACTCCTACTGTTGATTTGCAAACAGGCAGAATTATTTATCCAAGTGGATATATTTTTAATGGAACGATGGGTGCTGCTGTATGGTGTTCATGCCCTGCAATGATACTTCTTGACCTGTTGACTACTGAAAGGTACGGATTTGGAACTCATATTACAGATGCTAATTTGGATTTATTTAGTTTTGTAGCTGCCAGTAAATATGCGAACGAAGAAGTAGACGATGGATTTGGAGGACAGGAAGCAAGATTTAGTTGCAATGTAAATCTACAAGGATCTATGGAAGCGTACCAGTTAATAAATGAACTAGC